AGGTAAGCAAACTCCTGATAAGGAGATGCAAGCTAATCGTGTCAAGGACTTTATGAATTATCAATTAACAGAGCAGATGTCTGAATACTTCGATGAGTTTGAACGGATGTTGTTCCATCTGCCACTTATAGGATCAGCTTTCAAAAAAATATACTATGATGCAAATCTTAAACGTCCTGTCTCAGAGTTTGTACCTATTGATCAGTTTTACGTTTCTTACTACGCTAGTGATTTGCGTAGGGCTGACAGGTATACTCATGTCATCTACCGTAGTCCTAATGATCTTAAAAGGGATATCGCTGCTGGAATCTATGCTGAAATAGATTTACCACAAGCAGGACAACCAGAGCAGAGTGCTATGGGAGAGAAGATGAATACTATTCTAGGATTCTCTCCTTCCAGTGATAATGATCCACAGTATACTCTGTTAGAACAACATTGTTATCTTGATCTACCTGCACCATACGATGATCCTGATGGTGTAGCACTTCCGTATATTGTAACGATAGAAGAAAGGTCTAAACAAGTTTTAAGTATTCGTAGAAACTACAACCAAGACGATCCCAATAGAGAGAAGAAGTTACACTTCACACATTATAGATTCGTACCAGGGTTCGGTTTCTACGGGTTTGGCCTAATGCACTTCTTGGGTAATCTCACTATGACTGCTACGGCAGCTATGAGAGCCTTAGTAGATGCAGGTCAATTTGCGAACTTACCAGGAGGTTTTAAAGCAAAGGGTGTAAGGGTAGTTGGTGACAACGATCCTATTGCTCCTGGTGAATTTAAGGAAGTTGAGTCAACTGGTATTGATCTCTCAAAGGCTATTGTTCCCTTGCCATACAAGGAGCCTTCCTCTACTCTCTACCAGATGCTCCAGTTTGTATCAGCAGCAGGACAGAAGTTTGCCGATAGTTCAGAACAGATCATTTCGGATAACTCTTCTTACGGTCCTGTTGGAACGACAATGGCTCTACTTGAAGCCTCAAGCAAGTTCTTTAGTGCAGTCCACAAGAGACTTCACAAATCTCAGAAAGATGAGTTTAGATTGTTAGCTGCTATTGATTATGAGTATCTACCTTCTAAGTATCCTTATGAGATTCCTAATGCTAATCAGCATATCTTTAGGAGAGACTTTGATGGTCGTGTAGATGTCCTACCTGTTAGTGATCCAAACATTCCTTCAAATGCACATAGGATGATGATGGCTCAGATGGCACTACAACTTGCTCAGAACTCGCCTCCTGGTATGTTCAATTTAGAAGCACTTAACAGAACAATTCTTAATTCTGCTAATATGCCTAATATTGAGGAGATACTCCCACCAAAACAACAACCACAGAAACTTGATCCTGTATCAGATATTATGGCTGCAACTAAAGGATTACCTATTGCAGCATTTCCAGGGCAGGATCACGATGCTCATATACAGGTAAAGATGTCTTATCTTCAAGACCCTGCTAATGGGGCTAACCCAATTATGGAACGTATTGCTCCTGTAATACAGGCTAATATACAGGAACATTCTGTAATGAAGTATCAAGAACAGATGAGTGGTATGACACAACAATTAGCACAGGGAGCACAAGACCCTGCTGTTATTGAACAGGCTATGGCACAGGCTGCTCAACAGGTTATGCAAGCTAATCAAATGGCTGCACAGGGAATGGGTCAGTCTATTGAACAACAGACTATACAACTGCAACAGGGTCAGCTTTCCTTAGAGAAAGAAAAACTTAGTGCTGATACAATGAAAGATAGTGCAGAGTTAGCTCTAAAGAATAGAGAACTAAATCTGAAGGAAGACCAACTTAAAGTTCAGGCTTATAAAGATGGAGCTTCAGCTATAATGAAGGCAGAAGAAAAAGAGAAGGATCGTGTTGCTAAAGAAAGTATGCAAGCAGTTGACCTTATGGCTAAGATGGCTGAACAGGAAATGATTGATGATACTAAACGTGACCTCAAGTTAGCTGAAATAAAAGCTGACATGGCTAAAGAAAAAGATCGTACTAGCCGTGATATAGAACTATCTAATATTCAAACCCACAGAGATGAAAGACTAGAAGGAGAGGAGTAAGACTATGAGTAAATTTATGAATCAAGGAAGTATTGGTAATAATGATTCCAACCAATCAGTAGGTGACTGGGATGATGTAGATTATTCTAGCTGGAGTGTAAGGGCTAAGAAAGGTATTACAGAAGACTTTCCACCTGATACATATAAAGTTCCTAACCCCAAACGTAGTACTCGTGAAACTAAAGGCCCAAGTTTATCTTAGGAGATATAGATGATACAGAAACACGAAACTTGTAGAGACTGGATGAATAATAAAATTAAAAAAATATCCTGTCAATGTGGACTATCATGTAAGGGGATACGGATTGCAGCTATAGCAATAATAATTGCTATTGTTGCAATAGCTATCTAAGATGGATATATGGGATGATGTTATCCAATCTTATAATAAAGAAATAGAGGGTTTAAAAAATTCTCTGGCATCTGGAAGTATAGAAGACTATGCACACTATAGACAACTTGTAGGTTCTATTAGTGGTATAGAATGGTCACGACAACAATTAACTGAGATCATTAAACGTAGACAACATCTAGATGAAGAGGATTTTTAAATGAGACAGCCAGCATTAAGTAATGCTATTAAGAATGACGAATGGATTGATGTCATAGATGAAGCAGTAGCTTTAGATGAACTTCCTGAGATTCCAGGTTTTCATATCTTGGTACGTCCTTTCTCAGTAAAGGAAAAAACAAAGAGTGGTATATTTATTCCAGATTCCATTAAAGATGATATTGCCTATCTTACAACAGTAGGACAGGTAGTAGTTGTAGGAGACTTGGCATACTTAGATCAGTCTAAGTTTCCAAAGGGAGCATGGTGTAAAGAAGGTGACTTTGTATGTTATGGTAAACATACAGGACAAAAACTCTTTTATCAGGGACAACGGTTCATATTATTATTTGATGATCAGATTTTAATGAAGGTAGCATCTCCTACACACTTAGACCCTACCTTTAATTTAAGTCATTAAAAACTTGCATACCCTATACTTAATAGTGTATAATATTAATTATTAGACGTAAATACGTTTGAGTCGTCAACAACGGAGAATATTATGTCAGAAGAAAGAGAAATTGAAGTAGAAGATCAAGATGATGGTGGATGGAATAAAATTACTGTTCCATCAAATGAAGAAGTACAAGTTGAAGTAGAGGAAGAAGTTAAAGCAGTACAGGAAGAACCTTCTACTCCTGAACCTGTTGATCCTCCTCCAACACAACAAACGGAACCTGAGTTAGAGGGAATTGAAACTCAAGGAGCAGAAAAAAGAATACGTAAATTAATTCGTCAACGTAAAGAACGTGATGAAGAAATTAATAAATTAATGGAGCAGAATAATCAACTTCAGTCTAAACTAAGTACTAAGGAAACTGAAGTTGCTACAAATGTTAAACAGAATATTGAATTAAGTTCAAAACAAATTGAGGATAAAATTGAATTAGCTAGGACTGCGTATCTTAATGCATTTGATGGTGGAGATAAGGAACAGCTTCTATCGGCACAGGAAATTTTAAATCAGGCTCAATTTGAGAAACAACGTATTGAAGAAGCTCGTACTGCTTTAGATCAATATGAAACAACACAACAGAACCAACAGACGGTTCAGGAGCAACAACAAGAATTTCAACCTGACCCTAAAGCAATGAGGTGGGCATCTGAAAATGACTGGTTTGGTCAGGATCAGATAATGACTTACGGAGCTTTAGAAATTGATAAACAATTAAAAGAAGAAGGGTATGATCCTTCTGAAGATGATTTCTATGTAGAAGTGAATAAGAGACTTCAGGATACATTTCCTAATAAATTTTCAGGGAATGCTGAAGAACAAAATTCACAACCCCGTCAGCAGGAAACGTCACCTGCTCAAGTGGTAGCTGGAACGTCACGCTCACCTAGCACTTCCAGTAACCGTAAGGTTAAGTTAAGTCCAGACGATATTCGACTGGCTAATAAATGGAAGATACCACTTGAAGTATATGCAGCAGAGAAGCTCAAAGTTGATAAGGCTGAAGGCGAATATACTAATGTTGCAACTAATAAGCGTGGAGGATAATAATCATGGCACGTACAGAATCACGTAGTTCACAAGTAAGGGAAAATCAAACTAGAGAAGAAGTTTATACCTTTGAAGAAGAAGATGCCCTAGCAATACCAGAAGAAGTATCAGCTAGGTTTCTAAATCAGGGTATGGTTCTTCGTTGGATACGAGTCCAACTTAGGGGTGCAGATGACTATCAAAATGTCGGTAAGCGTCAACGAGATGGATGGGTGTTCGTAACACCAGATGAAGTCCCTGAAATGTCAACAAGCTCCATCGTGAAGGAGGGAGGTCGCTATGCAGGTACAGTTGTTAGAGGTGATGTAGCCCTAGCAAAAATGCCTGAAGGTCGTGCAATAGCGAGAAGGGAACATTATGAGAATAAGGCTAACGAATTAATGAATGCTGTAAACAGTCAATTAATGAGTAACAATGATTCTCGTATGCCCATTTATAATAATAGTAAGTCAACTGTGTCTAGGGGAAAAAGTCCTAAGTTTCAGGACTAATACTCTAGGATGATTATGGAAGGAGAAAACTAAAATGGATACTAAAGTTTCCGTATTAGGTGGCTTCAATCCTGCACGTAATTATGGTTCTACGACTAACAGTACTGGTATGAAAATACTACCTATTGCTTCAGGCGATGCCCGTAGTATGTTTAAAGGTGATCTTGTAAAAGTGAGCCTTGGTAATATTGAACCAGTTAGTGCTGCTGCTGATTATGCAGTAGGTGTATTCCAGGGTGTATACTATGAGAGTGATGGTGTACCAACTTGGAATCAATACTGGCCAGCAAATACATCGGCTACGAATATTCAAGCCAATGTTATTGTTGACCCTGATATGACGTACAACATTATGGCTGATGCCTCGTGTAGTTCTGGAGATATCTACTTAAACTTTGCACTGACTCTGGGTGCTGGTAATACCGCAACAGGTATTTCAGGCTTTGGGTTGAAAGCGTCAACACGGACTGCTGCTACGGCTCCTCTTAAAGCTGTAGGGGTAGAAGACATCCCTGGTAATGACATTGATGTAGC